TCACGCTCGACGACCTTGACCGTGACGCGCATCATGCCCCATGACACGGCGATGCCGATGATGCCTGACACCACCGGCATGGTGACGGTGCTGAACGGACCGGACGACTGCGCCATCGCAGTCCCTGCGGCAGAAGCGGCACCGATCATCAGCGCCGTGCTGGTTTCAGCGGTCATCGCCCTCCTCCAAACTGTCGTCCAAGAAGTCCAGCCGTGCTGGTTTGCAGTGCCTGCGGGAGCCGTGTGCCAATCGTCGGGTAAAGCTGCTGAACGTAGTTGGTCATCTGCGCTCCGAACAACCGCTTTACTGCTTCGTTTTTCTGGAGGGCATTGATGCGCTTGATGATCTCCTGCGGTGCGACACCCGCATCGGCCATGTCCTTGATCTGACGCTGCAACTGTGAGCCAAGTACTGCAACAGCTTCCTGTTGCTGCTGCGGATTCATCTTCGGCAACGTTTCCTGCAAGAACTTCGCAGCCGACTCAGACTTGCCTAGCGCGCCTTCAACATTTTTCAGAGAGGATTGGCTCGCTGTTGCTCTAGCAATGCGTGCCTGAGAAAGGTCTTTGGCAAACTGAGCCGCTTCTGTTGCTGCCGCTTCTTGTGCGGCTCTCGCTGAAGCAATCGGTGAACGACCAGCTTCTTGGACTTGGCGAAGACGATCCATCGCGGATGTCTTTCCCTGCTCAACAAGCTGCTCCGCTTTCCCCTTCGCTTGTTCTTTAGCGCGTGACGCAAGGCTTTTGGCCCTCTCGATACGCTGCTGTGCTGCGACTTCTGTTTCCCCGATACGCCGTGTTGCTTCTAACTCACGCTGCTGAAGCGCAGAGGCCGCACGTTCCTTGCCCTGTGCTGTCGCACGTTCCGCAAGAGACTGTGCCCGTGTTGCACGTCCAGTAAGCGGCGTAACTGCCTCCTGACCACGCTGCGTAATCTGCGTTGCGAGTGTTGCCGCTTCTGCCCGTGCCGCTTCTGCGGCGGCTTTTGTTTTGCCTGCCAACACATCGGGCGCAAACTGGCGAAGACGCTCAACCGCTTCGTCGCCAAACGTCAACGCAAGTCTCCTCTGAGACGCTTCACTCCTGAACTTCTTGGCAAACTCTAGCGCATCGTTTGGAGATTCCTGCACGAGTCGATCAAACCATTCCCGTGCGCCAGTCTGGAATCCAACCTTCTGATCGTCCGTCATGCCTTCGACGCGCTTCACCACTTCGTCCAACTCTTTGCGGCTTTGAGCCAAGATGCCAGACGCTTTCCCTGCCTTGACTGTGCCAAGGTTTAGCCCTTCCTGCACCGCTTCAAGCTGCAAGAACTTATCACGGTAGGCAGTCCGTGCCGTCCGCAAAGCTTCTGCCGCATCATCAGTCCCGAACCCAGCAAGGTAGCGTTCTTCCAGCCGATTAATCGTGTCGAACGCTTCTTTCTTTTGCGAGCGAGACAGACCAACGACGTTCTCTCCCTTTCGCACTTGAGGCTCAAGGATTTTTCGACGCATCATGTCCATCTTTTCTAGCGTCAGTTCTGGGACTTCTGTCCCATCGATTGCCAAAACTCTGCGAGCCGCACGGATCGGCGCACCGGGGAGTTCGTTCCGCATCTCCTTCTGCAACGCCCCTTCGGCGGCACCAAAGGCATCTTTCAGTGCTGGAGAAGCAAAGATTTCCCGATAAATCTCAGGGTCAGGCTCTGGGGGCGCACCAATGTTTCTGATGGCTTCATAATGCCCAACAGCTTCCCCTGTTTGACTCTTGCGGATTGTTTCTTGGAGTTCTTTTGCCGCACCGCGAGGCTGCATCCCACGCAACCCTTGAATTGCCTGTCCCGCTTCTTCCTTGGCACGGGCTACCACATCTTCAGCCGCTACTTTCGCCGCCTGTCGGCCTTCGGACACCGCACGCTTTGCCGCTTCACTGGTTTTCTTTTCAAGCTGACTGGCGGTTGATGACGCTTCTTTCCCTGCTTGCTTCAGTGCCTGTGCGCGTGACGTTCCAGCCGCACGAGTCGCTGCGGCCTGTTCTTTGACCGCCAGCGTCTTCTCAAGCTCCTGCGCTTTGACTTCGGGGAGGATGCCTCGCGCTTCGTCTGCCGCTTGACGGAGGCGCTCTGCGCGTGACATCCCTCGCTGCGTCACATCACGGGCCACCTTTTGTGCCTCAGAGACCGTCGTCCGTCCCTCGGTCTTGGCGGCACTCACCGCCGCACGCTGGGCTTCTTTGGCCTTCGTCACTTCGAGTGTGGCAAGGCGAACGCGCTCCTTTGCCGCTTCCTGTGCCGCCCGTGCTTTCCCTTCTGCGGCCCGTGCGCCAGTGACCCCAACATCCAGTGACTGGGCTGTTGGACCGTCTAATGCGCCGGGGAGTGTCGCAGCCGCCTCACGTTGAATGCGCGTGATGTCGGTGGGTTCAATCGCACGACCAAACCGCTCAAGTGGCTTTGCCTTGAACAACTGATCTGCCACAAATCGCTGCGCCTGTCCATACGCAGACGACGCTGCTTGTCCTGCGGCAGTCGGTGAGACATACTTGGCCACCTTGCTTGCGGCCTTGCTGGCGACAAAAGGAAGGGCCGCGCCCACCGTCCCGCCAATGGCAGCGCCCTTCAGCCGCTCGCCAGACAGCGCCCCGCCCTCTCCAGCGCCATAGCCAGAGATCGCACCCTGCCCCACATTGCTGGCAAGCGCCGTCTTTGCCCCAGCCTTGAGGGCTTCCCGCAACCCAGCCCGGCCAGCCGTCGCCGCTAACGCACGGGCACCGCCAGCGAGGCCAGTGATAAGCCCACCGCCAAGTTCGTAGGCAATGGCTTCTTTGGGGCGATCTTCACGATATGCGGCCAGCTTGTCCGCAATGTCTTGCTTGGCTTGCTCGTATGTTTCCCCGTCTTTCCCAGAAAAGGCAGAGCGAAAGGCTGCTTCAAGCTCGTCCGTCAGGCCAAGCCCAGCCCCTTGTGCGATGGCACGAAGCCGCTGCGTTGGGACATAGGGCTTGTCAGAGACAGCCGTTGCTTCAGCAGGGGCTGTTGTTTTAGCGGGCTGCTTGGTTGTCTGAGCATAGGCTTTGTCAAACTCATCTTCTTCATCAAGATCAGTTGACCGGACTACCGGAGCCGCTTTCTTGCCTTTGCCATAGACGTTCTGAAATGCCTTATCAAAATCATCCTGTGGCATTATCGACCCCTCTGGTTATACCGCGCACGATACTGATCGCGGTCTTCATCATCGCGCTTAGGGTTCTGCGCCATCCACTCTTGGGCCGACATCGCGCTCTTCCCGCCTTCCGTCCCACCACTCGGCTTGCCCGTCATCGCTTCCACGCCCGTCCGCACACCCATCAGCAAGTCGTTGCGAAACGCATCAACCTGCGCCAACGACTCTGGCTCCGTGCCGCCGGGGCCAATGCCTGACAATGCAATTTCCATCTGCATCATCAAGTTTGATCCACCACGGGGCGTAATTTCACGCACGGCGCTGGCAATAGACTTGCCCGCACGGATGTATCGGAGGAGCGCTGGGTTCTTATCAATCAAGAAGTTGCCCTTGTTTAGCGCCTCTTCGGCAATGGCAGACCCCGGTGTGCCAGCCAAAGCCTTTCGTGCGGCTTCAAGCTGAACGCCTGTCATCTTCAGCTTCCCATCACGCAAGTCATCTTCAAACTTCTTCATGATTTGAGTGTTGGTTTCCAGAAGGTTCAAGGCAGTGGCTGCACGAGCTTTACCCATTGCTTGGAGGCCGTTGGAAATTTGGCCTTGCTGAGTTTCGCCTTCACCCTTGCCCTTCTCAAAATCAAATCGATCTTGCGCGAGTTTCAGTTGACCTCGTGAGATGCCAAGGGCTTGCATATCCTTGTCGCTCATCATGACATCGCCGTACTTCGCTCCAGTTCGTGCAGCGACTTCTGCCTTTGCGTCAGACAGCCCTGCCGCCTTCCATGCCGCTTTCGCATCAGCAATATCTGCGCTCTTCGCCTCAGCAACACGCTGCGCTTCCGTCGCTTTGACACGCTCCGCTTGCTGCAACTGACGAGCCTTTGCCTCTTCGTCTTGCGCCATATCCATTGCATCCCGTTCCTGCTTGGTCTGCATCTGCTCGTAGGTCTTGCCGCCGACATTGAAGCTTTGCGCGGGGGCGTTGCGGTATGTCCCCGCCGCCTTCTGCACGGTAGACATATCGGGCAGTACGCCAGCAGGGCCACCGCCCATGCCGAAGCTGGACAGCGCCGTGCTGACCATTGACCCCAGCGCCGGGGCAGCAGCCTTCGCCCGCTCTTCGCGAACGCCTCTCTCAACGAAGCCTTTCTCGCCCAGCGCGATCTGGTCCAGCATCGACTGACGTTCAGCCGCTGCCGTATCCATTCGCGCTTGCCGCTCAAGAGCCGCCGCAACGCGACTCTTTTCCTCGTCTGCCGCTCGCTGCTGCATCCGGCCTTCGATGCCGCCAGAGAAGCCAGCCAGCGCCGCTTGCAGCGCCGTCATCATCCCGCTACGTCGTGCCATAATTAATCCTCTGTGGGGACGACATCATAGGTTGTTCCGTTCCAGCGGTATGTCTTACCATCTGCCGCCTGTGCCGTCGCGCCAATGTACCGTGGATCACCTACAGGGACAGCCGGAAGCCCAGCGGGTGGTGTGCTGTATGTCACGGCAGCAGGCGGGTAAAAGGTGTTCCCGTAATTGCCGCCCTCATCAATAGTGCCGCCGCCACCAAACGTGCTGCCACCGCTCACGCCAGTGCCACCAGAACCACCTGTGCCGCCAGTCCCGCCAGTGCCACTGGTTGTCCCGCCGGTAATAATGTTGCGAATCTGCGTCGGCGTGAGAGTCCCCAATGTCTGTGCGATTTGCAGCATCAACTGATTCTCTGCCAGACGCGCTTCTGCTTCTGCCGACAGTCGAGACACGCCAACCTGTTCACGTTGGATGCTTTGTTCGGCCAAGCGAGCAGCAACCTGTTCAGCAAAAGTTGACCCATACTGACTTTGCTGGTTGGTAATCCGCTGCTGTTCCAGATTGTTGATCGCAGCATTCTGCAATCCCTGCACGGTCATCTGCGTGTTGAACTGATACGCTTGGTTGGAGATTTTCTGCGATTCCTGTGCAAGCTCCTGCGCTGTAAACCCACCCTGATAGAGTCGAGCAGCCTGCTGCTCTGTCAACTGCAACCCGAACTGGCGAGCCTGTTCGGTAATCTGCTGCGTCTGCAAGTCCCTGCGTGATGTAATCTCCTTTAGTTGCTGCTGTTCAGCAGCCGTCAACTCACGGCTTTGCATTGACGCTCGGAGATTACGCTCTGCTGCCGCATCCGTGGCCTGCTGCTGCAATGCTTGCTGCTTGATGCCCACTTCCTGCTGCTGGATGCCAAGCCCGCCCAGTCCAAGCTGCTCCTGCAACCGCTGCTGAATATCAAACTGACGGCGCTGTTCGGCTTGCTGCTGACCCGCCAACGTCTGCACCCCGCCAAACTGGCCCGTCAGTCCAGCCCGTTCCGCTTCCTGTGTGCCCAGCAACCGCTGCAAGTCCAGCGACAGTCCCGCCGTTTGGCCGAGTGCCGACAGATCAAACTGGCGAGCGGCTTGCGAGGCGGCTTCTTCGGCTTGTGCGCCTTGGAAGGCTTCCTGTCCAGCCTGTTCAAACTGCTGCTGCCCAAACTGAGCGGCACGCAACTGGTTCTCAAACGTCGCCGCCTGTGCCACACGGTTGGCCTCAAACTGCGCCAAGTCCTGTGACCCCGCCAGTTCGGCCAGACCCTGCCCTGACTGCATGAACTGGGCACGATCCTGCGCCTGCGTGTCCGCCGCTTGCTGCAACAACTGCGCGTCGAGGGACGACAACGCACGGGCTTGCTGTCCTGCCAGATCGCCCATGCGACCACCACCAATGCTTGACGCCGACAGGCCACGACGGGCCAAGTCTTCGTTCAGCGCCTTCTGCTGTGCGCCGTATTCCGACTGGAGGTTGGCGGCTTGTGCGCCACGAATCTGCTGGAACGCTTGCGTGTCATAGCGCGACGGAGCCTGACCGAACTCTGTCAGGCGCTGCTGCAACTGAGAGCGCAACTGCTGCCCCTGCTGACTGCCCCCGTACTGCCCGAAGGCCGTCGCGGTGGGGCCAGTCGGGGCAGGAGGGCGAGCTACGCCACGCTGCTGCATCTGCGCGAAAGTCTGCGCGGGCTGCTGGGTGGTGCGCTGCGTCTGGGTCTGACCACCGTACACCGTAGGCTGCTTCTCTTCGCCGCCAGCGGTGGTGTTGGTCGTCCCCATCATCTCCTTGTATCCGGGCAGCGAGCCAAACGCCGTGTTATACGTTGCCATGATTATCCCCCGTAGGACTGGCGAGACTGCATCTGCGTGAACATCGGCATCAGCAGTTCAGCAATACGACGGCGACGTTCCTGCTCGGTCTCGTCCTGCTGCTTCTCGTACTCAAACTTCTGTCGCGCCAACTCCGTCTGGCTTTCCAGCGCCCCAGCTTCGGCACGGCCACCAAGCACACTGCCGACACCCTTCGCGATGCCACCAAGCATCCGCTCGTTGCGCTCAAGGTAGCCGTCCTTGCCAAACGCATCAGATGCCATGCTTCCCAAGCTGCGCGGCGTCTTTGGCGTAAGCGCCCCCTTAAACATCCCATCGGTCGTCGCCTGTGGCATCCCAATATCGGGCATCGGCGCTCGGCTAGTCGGGGTCGTGCGAATCATCTTAGACATATCCATCTTAGGCAAATCAGCCATCGCACTCGACGGGACAGGGGCTGCGCTTCCAAGCGGCATCCCAATGCCATACCCACCGATGTTGCCCGTGTATGCCGCTGCGGGAGCAGAAGCCCCTGCGCCAGCCATTGCAGGCTGGAAGCTTCCCGCCGCACCATAGGACGTAGGACCGCCAGCCGTCAGGCCAACCTGCGGAGCGCCCGTCAGCTTATCCAACGGGCTAGCCGTGAACATCTTGGCAAGGCCACCCTTCGCCGCCTGACCCAGCTTGGCACCACCGTAGCCTTCAAGACCGCCACGGACAGCACCGCCCACATCAAGGCCGATCCCGCCCTTGCCGGGACGATCCAAGCCGCCCATCGCGGCACCAAGGGCAGCGCCAACAGCAGGTCCAACACCGGGGATGAAGCCAGCCGCAATCGGCGCGACTTTCTTAATCACACCCTTATTCCGATCCCATACGCCCGCTAGTCCACCACGCTTCTTTGCCATGTCTCCGTTCCTCTTGAGTAGGGTTATATCCGGTCCATCGTAGCAATGATGGACGCCGTAGACGGTGCCCATGCGCTGGCGATCCTATGCTCCAGCCTGACTGTCGTACTCGACGCAGCCCAGTACAACTCGACGTAATCGCCAGCCACCAGCGGCAGGTAGTAGTTCCAGCCCGGAAGGACATGGCCGTCCGTAGACCCGTGACGCTTTGGCACTGAAATGCGCCCCGCCGATCCGACGACATCCACCCCGTTAATTCGCACCCAGATTTCCACGTCCTGTTCGGCAGAGTCCGAGTTGGTAAATTGCCCGCTCCACTGGAAGTTGTAGTTCCCCGCATACGCCGCTGTCATCCGCGAGCTACTGACCAAGCTAAACCCAGACACCATGTCTACGGTGTCAAACGTAATACGGGTGGCCGTGTTGATCGTCGCAATCGTCTGGTCGGTGTAGTCCGAGAACGACCCATACCAGTGCGCCCAGCCAGACTGCACCCATGCGTTACTGACGTAGGTGTAGGTGTCTCTGGTATCCGTGCAGAAGTAGGTGGCACCCTCTGCGGTGATGGTCGGGCGGCTGATCAGCAGCCCTGACTGCATATGGATCGACGCATCGCTGTCATGCGCGTTCAGCGCCACGACCGTGATGTTGTCGTTAGACCGCACCGTGTTGGAGTCGATCACGCCCACCGAGTTGACGGGGCTTGGGAACAGGCCAAGCCTGTTTTGCCCGACCTGCGACCTGCGGTAGAAAAACGCCACGTTCCCCCCTGTCAAAGCAAATGATCCGGCACTGCCTACCAGCAGCTTGGTTTCCAGCAGGATCGCGCTCTGACCCGTCAGCGTAAACGATCCCGCGCCAGAGGTCAGGCGAATCTGGCGACCCAGCGATGCCGCACGACCTGTCAGCGCAAACGTCCCAACCGCTGCCTGAATCGGACGGTTGACCCGCAACCCCGCCGCTTGCCCAGCCAGCGTAAATGATCCAGCCGCCCCCACCACGATGCGCGAGACACTGAGCGATGCGTCGTTGCCGGTCAGCGCAAACGCGCCAACATCGGACGGCATCACTTGGCTCAAGCGCAGGGATGCGTCTTGCCCAGAGGCGACAAAGGTTCCGGCTGCTGCCTGTACTGCCTTGCCGTACTTGGCGTTCGCCGCTTGGCCGGTCAGCGTAAATGCGCCAACGGCTGAGATCAGCTTTTTGCCAACGCCAAAGTTGACAGCGTTGCCAGTCAGCGTGAACGCCGTGGCAGACGCGGTGAGGCGTGTGGCTGACTTGAGTGTGGCCGGTTGCCCTGTCAGGACAAATGCGCCAACCGATGATGTCAGCCGCTTGCTGACCTTCAGCGCGGATGACTGCCCAGTCAGCGTAAATGTGCCCACCCCGCCTGTGACAGATTTGCCAGCACGGAGGGTGGCGGCTTGTCCTGTCAGCGTGAACGCGCCAACGGACGACGTGAGCTTCTTGCCAAGGCGCAGCGTCGCGGGCTGGCCCGTCAGCGTGAACGGGCCGACGCTAGAGACAAGGTTCTTGCCAGCCTTGAGTGTCGCAGCCTGTCCCGTCAGCGCAAACGATCCAACCGACGAGGCGCGAGCAACACGGAATCTGGCAGCGTTGCCCACAACGCTGAACGTGCCAACACCACCTGTGACCGACTTGCCAGCCCGAAGCGTAGCGGGCTGTCCTGCTAGAGCAAACGATCCTGCGTCAGCCGTGAGGCGCTTAGACGTGCTGAGTGTCGCCGGTTGCCCTGCCAGCGTAAACGCGGCAACAGAGGCGACCAGCGAAAACGCGGTCCCCCCTGCTGCAGGTTTGATGCCAATGAACCGTTGCTGCCCATACGGTCCCGTGGCGCGGGCTGATACCCGGCGACGTGACACGGCTTACGGCGCGGGCTGCGCCATCACACACGTCCCTGCGGGCTGGTTCAGCGCCGTATCAAGCGCACTGCACAGATCGTCGTCGCTCCAGTCTGGCACGTTGAGCGGCGGGACCGTCTGCGACAGCACGATCTCCGACAGGCGCGGGATCGCTTGGTTCAGCACCGTGTCGTCGATGCTGTACCCGTAGCGCACGTCCACCGTGTTCGCGACAGGATCGACGGCGTAGGAGGTAATCGTGATGACCATGTGTGCTCTCGTTAAGCGAACGTGGGACGGATGGGCGGCTCTTCGGCAATGTCGAGTCGCCCGGGTGCTACGGGTACAGTCAGGTTGTTGCCGCTACCAGATTCGTCAACCAAGATGCCGCCAGCGCCGACGCCGACAAATCCCAGCCCAAAGTAGCGCCCTTTTAGGTTTGGATTGACGACGGTCGGGTCCATCAGCTTTCTAATGTTTTGTTCAGGGACAGACGCGCCAAGGATGATTTGCAAGTCGAACAGATTGCCAGCGAAGACGCTATTGATTGCTGGTGATGGTGCTAGCGTAGTCGTGCACGCAGCGTTTGCGGTCGGGACATTTGCGGCTGCGGTGCGACCGACAAGCACACCATTGACATAACCTCGGACAACAGAGCCGTCGTAGGTAATGGCAAAGTGCTGCCAAATCCTCTGGTGATGACGATTGTTTGAAGCGGCATTGTATGTGGTGGCTGTCGTTGCCGTTAAATGACGCGCTTGCAGTTCCGCAGAGCCAAACGTGATGATGTACCCGTCTCGCGCTGTATTGGCCGTCGAAGATTGTCGAATAATATCTCCGCCACCATTGTTATTTGGCCCCTTTGCCCAGAACGCGAACGTGTACCCGCCCGTGACGTAGTTCAGTCCCGTGACGTTGGTGCCAGTCGCGTTTGAGTTTGTGCTTAGGCGGTACACGCTCGGCATCGTTACTGCGCTTCCATCGTGATCGGCAGGACCTGCACCTCAAAGTTGCCCGCCGTGGCGTTCAACGCTTGGCCGATAGCGTTCCACACCGCGATGTTATAGTCAGGCGGCAGATCGTAGGCGAGGAACGTCTTGGTGTACGTCGTGTTGGTCGCAGCCGTCACGACAATCGCGCCCAGCACCTCACCGTTTGTCGGCTCTGCCGCCACGGCGGCATCCGCAGACCCCAACCCGTTGTCCGACAGGTCGGTCGTGTCGTTGCTATGCCGGATGAGATATACACGAATCGGCGTGCCCGCGTTTGGTGCCGTGCCGCCCGTGGTCACCTTCACGAACACCATCGCCATCGGTGCCCGTGTCGTCGTGTTGTCGATGATCGCCGACACACGCCCTGCGCCGTTGGCTAACGACGCAAGGGTGATGGTCGGCTTAATGATCGTGTGGTACTTGGCTAGAAACTGCGATACCGCCATAGACTCTCCGGTCTGCCAGTGATTACGCCAGCGTCAGGACGCCCGTGGACGGATCGAAGTCTACGGTGAACGAGTCGCCAACGGCCAGCGACACCGCACTCCCGTAATCCCACCAGCCGATCAGTTCCTTGTTCGTGGCCGTGTCGTTGTACAGCACAGCGTAACGGAACGTGGCAATCGAACCACCCGATGCCGTCCATGCGGTCGGGTCGTTCAGCACCAGCTTGTAGGTGCCGCTGGTCTGCGACGACGTAGCCTGCGTGGCCTGATTACCGCCCGCCGTGTAGCCGTTGCCCGCCGTGATCTCCGTGATGTCCGTCTTGATCCCGTTCGCCGCCAGCGGCAGCACGTTCGACAGCATCACCTTGAGCGTATCCGTGCCCAGGTTGTGGACCTTCTCCGCGACCGCCTCAACAAACGGGTCGAACTTATTAAACGTGGCCATGTGTCACCTATTCCGTGGGAGTGTCAGCGGATGCGACAGGCACGAACGTGCCCGCGAACGGATCAAACGACCAGACGCTCGGGTCACGACCGTCCGACTCAAACGCGATCTTTGCCAACTGATCCCGCTCCGCGACGAATCGGTCAGCGAACTGCTTGCACAACACGCGCACGGCCAAGCTGGCCGGTTCACCCTTGGGCTGCATCTGGTCAGTCATAATTAGTTGATAGGGTCAACGGGAGGAACAACAGGCGCAGGGACCGGCGCGACCGCGACCGACACGTCCGTTACCGGGACGTTTAGCGCCGTCGCCACCGCTGCACAGAGTTCGTCGTCGGTCCAGTCCGGTGACAGATCGTCGCTCTGGAGCGAGACGCTGGTGCCGACGTAGGTGACGCCAATGGACAGCACCGTGGTTTCGATGCTGCACTGGCAGTCGGTCGTGCCGCTGGTGTAGTTGATCACAGCGGTCGAGATGGTAACAGGAGTGCTCATGGTTGCTCCTTATGCGTTCGCGATAGTAGTGACGGTGCCGCTCGACCCGCGATATTTGAGTGCACCACCTTCGACGTACAGTTGACCCATGCCAGCAGGCGAGGTGGTCGGGGCCGTGCCGTTGCCTATGGCAATGACCTTCGCCGCAGACGTGCCAAACGAGGTTGCGCCCACGCCGACATTGCCTGTTGCGGTAACACGCATCACCTCGGCTGAGGACGCCTTATCAAAGAAGCGCGTGATATCAGATGAGAGGATCAATTCACCTGTACCGGCTGCGCCAATGCTCGGGTATGTGGCACTGCTTAACCCAAGCCAAAGCTGTGTAGCGCCCGAACTCACAACCGCCTTGCCGCTCAGGTACACGTCCTTCGGCCTGCTGACCCCGCTCCCGCCGATGTCGTAGGTCGCGTCGGTACCGGCAAGAAAATGCCCGCTGGCCGAGATGCGCCACACCTCATTCCACGTGATGACATTCCCAGCCGTGCCAGACGGTGCGTTATACCAAACGTGTCCACCCGTCGCACTTCCGTTGACAAAGTACCCAGCCGCAGGGTTCCCTGAGTTTGTGTAGCGGTACTGGCCACCGTCGTAGCGCGCATTTGCAAGCGCCCGAATATCACACGCTTGGGGGGACCATATCGCGTTGCCGACGTTATTGATTTCAATCGCCTTGCCAACACCACCCCACGCACTTGGCGTGACGCCAATGCCGAGGTTGCCACTCGCATCCAGCGTCATCGCTTGCACAAGCGTGATCGCGTTACCGGCGGTGCCACTGGGCGCATTGTACCAGCGATGCTGGCCGAGGGCCAGCGAGTACGCGCCAGCCGCAGCGTTTTGCTTGTACCGGAACGTGCTACCAGAGTCGATGTACGCATTGAAATACAAGTCGGCTGCACTAGCCGATCCGATCAGCGCCATCGAGTTGCCAACGTCAATCGCCTTGTAGCTGCTGTTCCACGCACTCGGCGTGACCCCAAGGCCGAGGTTGCCGGAGGAGTCGATGCGGGCGCGTTCGGTTGAATTGGTCAGGAAAGAAATCGGCGTAGCACCGCCTGCGACAACTGACAAGCCATTCGTAAACGTGGAATCGCTTTGCAGGACAGCGCGGTTTGGGAACGTCGTGTGCGCGGCTGAATACGCCCGCATCTGGAAGCTGCCAACGGCGCTTGCTGCCGTCACTGCACCAAACGCGCTCGACCCCGTATTCAGATTGCGAACAAACAATCCATCCGACGCATTTACATCGGTTTCAACTTGCAGCTTGATGGTCGGCGTTGCCGTGCCTACGCCGACACGGTTGTTCGTCGCGTCAACGTAGAACGTGTTCGTGTCTACGGTAAGGTTGCCTACACCGTCCAGACGCATCCGTTCAGCACCACTGTTTGCAAACGTCAGAGCGGTTGAACTTGCCGGATTAGAAATAACCCAGCTTTCGTTAGCGTCTTGGAACAGTTGCAGTCCAGCCGCTGACCCACTCGGCGTGTTGACCATCAACACCTGTGAGTTGCTTGCGGCTCCCGTGCCAACTTTTGTATTGCCAACAACGTGCAGCGGAGCAATCGGACTGACCGTGCCGATACCGACACGGTTGTTCGTCGCGTCTACGAACAGCGTGTTGGTGTCAAACGTCGCGTTGCCGCTGACCGTCAACGTGCCCAACGTGCCCACGCTGGTCAGGCTGCTGGCCGTCACGCCACTGTTCAACGTGCTGCCCGTCAACGTGCCAGCCGCTGCCGTCACGGTGATATCTGCCGTGCCGTTGAACGCCACGCCGTTGATGTTGCGGGCTGTCTGGAGCGCCGTGGCCGTGCTGGCGTTGCCCGTCACAGGCCCCGTCACCGAGGCCGTCAGTGTCCCCGTGACGGTCATGTTGCCCGTGACCGTGCCGCCATTCGTGGACAGGTACGACAGTTCGTACCATGCGCTGCCGTCGTCAAAGAAGAGACGGTAGCTGCTCGGGTCCGTGGTCAGCCACTTCCGGCCCAGCGACCCCGGCGAGGAGCGGGTCGCCAGCGACGACGACTGAACGTGCAGCCCACCGTCTGCATCGTGATCCACATACGCCGAACGCAAGTTGTTGTCGTTGCCTTTGACAACCGTGGCGTCGAGCGTGTCGCCGTTGCTGGGCGACGTAAACACAGCAACGCCATGTGTTCCTACGGTCTGTGCCATTTATCGTCTGCCCAGCGAAAAGGTTTCTAACTGGAAGTTACTAAACACGGGGATCGTCTGACCGCTGTCGATAATGTTCACGTCTATAAAATAGCCTGCCCCGCCCATCGGGATGCGGTAGCTCTGGCTGCTGGCCGATCCCCACTGGCTCGTCCCCCACAGACCACCACCCCAAATCCCGTAGAACGAGAACGGCAAGCTGTACGATCCCATCACCTCGCCCGTCGTCCAACTGACACGGCACTCGGCAGACCCACGCAACTGCGCCGTTAGATACCCCCAGCGCAGCGCCTTATAGGTCGCCGTATCGCCACAGTACATCCGGTGCAGACGCACGTTGAACGTGTACGCCGACCCACCCGTCCCGTCTGCGTTGACGTTATCCAGCGCCACACTGGCATCACACAGACTGACGTATCCACTGGCATCCCCACGCAGCGTCACAGGGAGGCCTTCTGTGTTCAGCGTCTCCCACATGGAACTTGTGTCAGGGTCGATGTACGCCCCGTCCCACGGGCCAGTCCATGCGTTCAGCGTGGTGTGGTAGGTGTACACGCCGATCTCAGGCAACGTGATCCACAACTCTCGCGTAGCCCGGTTAAACGTGCAGCGGATGTTGCTGAAGTCTGCCGACGCCATCGACCGGATCAGCGGCAGCAGCGGGTCAGGCGTTTCCTTGCTCGACACAGGCGCGACTTCGGCTTCGTTGCAGCGGTATAACCCACGCTCTGACACGAAGTACGCCACGTTGCCAATGCTGACGATGGACTTCTTGGCAATCGTCCCGACATCGGACGTGATGCCAGACGGGGTGACCGTGATGTCGTCCTGCCCGTAGCCTGTCAAACGAGAAATGCCGCGACGGTGGAAGATCAGCAGCGAGGTGCTGACACTTGCCAATCCAACCACCGTCTCGTCGGAGAACGTGCGGACGATGATCTGCCCACCATTCAGCGACCCGTTGCCCAGCGTTGAGCCGTTGTTGATGTCCGAGTAGAAGATGCTATCTGGGAACGACGGGTTCCCGCATCCCCACAGCCGCTCGTTGTGGACGACGATGGTGTTGACCGCAACCGTGCCTGCAATGTCCGTCGTGACAGCGGTGCCGTCCCAAGCGTTGAGCAAGCCGCCGTCTGCGATGTAGACCACATCGTTCGTGCCGTCACGGAACTGGGCAAACGACGGCGCGACGGACGTGGAGAACGTCCCCGTCTGGCTGGCCCACGTCCATGGGAACGCGCCGTAGGTCGTCGTCCGCAACGTCCCGTTGCACATCGCCATGATCTCTTGGGTGCCGCCGTCCTTGAGCCATGTGTAGCCATTCAGCACAGGATGGGCGCTCAAGGCCGCGCTGGACCGCTGGGTACCACCACGCTTGGTGATGGCCCCAAAGTCCGTCAGACGGGCGTTGCCAGCCTTGCGGAGTTGCGTCGGGGTCAGCGCAACGTCGTCAGAGATGCTGTTCAGCCCACCGTCCATCATGGGCTGTTGATCCAGCAACTTATCCCGCGCCATCAGCCACCACCCCAGTCGTACTTCACATCTGGGTACGCCATGCGCGTCGGGTTGATCGTGCGGCGACGGATATCGTCCAGCATGATCTGACGCTCCCCGTTTGCCAGCGCCTTCAAGTCACCCGCTGCACGGGACTCTGCGCCACCCTTGAGCAGCAACTGTGACGCTGCTTCCCATACGACGATGAAGTAGCTGTTCTCGGGGTACTGTATCGTGGAACTGGTGCTGGCAAGGTCGAGCAGGGAGGTCGGTTTGTAGTTGACCGCCACATACGTCGGCGTCCCTTGTGCGACAGGCAGCAACTGGATCGCCTGACCCGCGACGTAGTACGTCCTCGGGTACGTTGGCAGATAGTTTGTCGTCGTCGCCAGCGGGACGTTCTGGAAGCTCGTCTCGGTGTACAGAAAATTCCCGTCGTTGACCGACAGGATGCGGTACATATTCTTTTGCGTGTCACCGCTGCCGTCGTTCAAGTCCGTAAACAGGATTTGCCCGTTCGCGTCAGTCGTGACCAGCTTCTGGTTGAACGTGTAGTATGGGGCAGCGTTCAGAATCTGCGACCATTCTCCGTCAAAGACGGAATTGAGAACGGCCTTAATCGTCGTGTCAGACCACCGAGACGAGGACTCTGCGTCCATGTACTCCTTGGTACTGTCAATCAGCATCTGAAACGTGGCTACCGGCATACGCTACCTCTCAAGAAACTTTGCGCGGACGCCCACGGCCACGACGAATCGTGGACGGATTGGCGCTATCCAGCATATCCCCAATCGCTTCTTCAACGGCGCTGTTCACCACACCCGTGTTGTAGTTACTCACCGAGTCTGACAAACGCTGAATGTCTTCACGCGGAAACGTCCGCATCATCTTTTCAAGGTACGACGGCGCTTCATCAGGAGAACAGCCAAGGGGAAGATAACCAATAATGTCGTAGGCCATCTTTCGGTCGTATTGCTCCGTCTGGCACCATTCCCAGCGACGGTCATCAGGTTGCCACTCCATGCACACGGACCATGTGGGGACACCAGTGTCAATCAAGCGCAACTTGAGTCCACCATGCACCTCCCGAAGCCGCCGCTGAATCTCAGGCGACGGCTCGGGGATGCCCGCAGGATTCACCAGAATCACGGGCGTGGTCATGTTACTCGGTCACCAGCAGTTCGACGTACACGGCAAGGTCGTCAGGCTGGACCGACACTGCGCCCGTCGTCACCAGCGCCACGCGGAGGCTGTCGCCCTGATTCAGCGTCCGGTTGGCATCCGTGGTCGTCGTCAGGAAGACAAACTGAAGCGGCGTATCAGCCGCCGCTGCGCTGATCGCAAGGCCGCTGGTCAGTGCCACTGCCGTCGCGCCCGTCATCTTGAACAGCGTGGCGACGCAGGACGTAGCCGCCGTGGGATAGACGGCTGCACACACCGACGCACGGTTGATGTACGCCTTGGCCGGTGAAGCGCAGACGTTGTGGTTTTCCGTGCCAGCCGCCAACGTGCCGCCCGTGGGGTTCATGTCACTTGACACGACATTCGGGTGGACGCCCAGCCGTCCGGGCTTCGGAGCAAAAAAGTTATATGCCATCTGAAGTCTCCAAGTTGATCCCAATGGGGGGCAGTAGCCGGATTGCTACCACCCCCCACCGCGACTTTAGATGTGCGAGTAGCGGGCTGTGTCGGTGTAGCCCGTGATGCTGCCGTGCGCGTTACGCGCCAAGCAGGCGAGGTTGCCGTACCAGCCATACGTCGTTTCAAACGCATCGCGGCCAGACAACCAACGCCACGGACCAGCGCCCTCAAACTCCACGAAGCCCCAGTCCTTCGCATCCACCCACGACAGCGACGGGATGTGCAGGAGGTAGATCGTGCCAGCGGGGACGTAGTAGTCCGTCACGCACGGGATGCCACAAATCTCAATGGCCTTGTAGCCACCCTTGATCGTGGTGCCGAACTCGCCAGCGGTGAACCGACGCTGCGCCACCATCGACTCCATGAGCTTCTTGGCAAGACCCGGCGTGGTCATTAGCAGGAAGTCCTTGGGCTTCACGTTGGCGTCCTTGCCAGAGCGACCCGCGATGCGCTGGATCAAGTCCCAGATGTCCGATTCGGTCGGCTGGGTCGCATCCGGCGTGTCCGTGCCAGCGACGAGGCGCGTAGCATCCCAGATGCTGTACGTCGCGTTGCTGATCGTGTGCAACGTGGCGTAGGCGTTGCCGCGGTTGGTGATGTTGATCAGACCATTCATGGCGCTGTTAAACGACGTGTCGTTTGCCGTCGCCTTCACGATCTTGTCCGTCGCCGCCATGCCCGAGATGGCCGTGCCCAGCGTCAGCGTGGCGTTGTCGCCGCTGTTGGTGATGCCGGTAATAGTCGCACGACCAAGGACGGCATTTGACACCGACGTGTCCAGCACCGCAATGTGGTCGCCAATAGACAGGAGCAGCGCACCCTGACCAGCGTTCGCCACGCCATAGGGCGAAGCTACGATGATTTCGGTCGTGCTGTTCACCGTGCCAACCAAGGCCACCACGCCGTCAGCCTTGTTGTGCAACGCCTGCTGCATGAGCAGCATGGAGGCGTCCTTGATTTCTTCCATCGTCTTGGTGGCGATGGTCGTGAAGGCCGCGTCCTTCGACTGCGTTCCGACGAACGCCAAACCGTCAACCTGACGGGTGGTGTAGGCACGGACGATACCAACGCGAGCCTGCACTTCGGTCGCCGTCGTGTCGGGCGGGAAGTAGCCAGCCGACGAGAACGTCGCGCCAGACGGACGACCCGTCACCACGTCAAAGAACACATCGTTGCCGCCCCAACGCATATTGCGCGGGCCACCGGCACGTCCCTTCTCCAACTGCGCGAGGAGCGGCGTGACGAGGTTCTGCACCTTCTCACGGAACTGCGCGTACACGTTCTTGAGCAAACCAGTCAGTTCGCCATCGGTAATAAGAGTGGGGTTAGCCACGGGTCACCTCTAGGATGTTATCAGCGAAAGGATGACAACGCCGAGTTCAGCGCACTCGCTACGGCGTCATCTACGGTGTTGCCTGCGACAGCCTTGGGTTTGCCAGACGGCTTCCCAGCACTGCCCACAGGGACCATCTTCTGTCCTACGGCGCGCTTGGCTCGCTGCGCTTCCACACGGGCCTTATCGCGCTCGACCAACGCCTTCTGAGTCTCCTGTTGAGGAGCCGAGGTAGTTGTGCGAGATCGACGCCCATGCTGGGCTTGTGCCCAGACGGCCAAATCGTCGAGGATGTACTGCCTGACAGCTTCGTAGCGTGACGCCGGGATGTACGGCTCCCCATTCGGAGCGCGTTCAACGTGCGCGTACATAGCCATCTGAAACTTCTGAGCCAGTTCTTCCACGGGAACAGACGGCAGTGCCTCGGCAATCATGTCGAGGGCTGGCGCTACTTCGTTCTCGTAGAACCGCTGACCTGTCTCCACAATCACAGACATCTTCTGCTCAACCCGAAGGTCTTCGACAGCTTTCTCTGCGCGTGTGGCCCTGCTTTCCGGCGAGTTCTCTTCGCCATACGCATCGCGTACAGCCATCAAGAAATCGTCGTCTAACAGCAGCTTCTCAATCTGTGACTCACGTTCCGACAGCAGGGCGGCGAGTTGCTCGCGCTCCTGATGGACCTGTTGAGCCATCTGCTCAACCTGCTGGACCTTCTGCTCACGTTCCTGATTGTACACGCCCCACTGCGCCAGCTTCACCACCTGATCCAAACGGTCTTGGCGCACCTTCCCGTTGGCTTTGTACTCGACCATCAAATCAGGAACTTCAACCTCTCCTTCTGCGTCCCGAAGAGTAAACTCCGTTGCCAGATCATCCGTCACCGTGCGAACAGCGACGTACCCCTCTGGCATATCAGATGGCGCATCGTCATCCGCACTATCGTCTGACGCTACGGCATCCCCTTCGTCTGCGTCTGGAGCCAGTGTCTCTTCAGCGTCATCCGCCGCGACGGTGTCTTGTTGCGGTGGGAGGGCGTTGGCGACGGCACTGGAAATGGCTTCACCGATGTCCATGCAGCGATCCTATTGCTGTCGGGATAAGATGTCAGCTTGCTGCGCGGCCTGTTCTGCCTCTGGAATGCCAGCCAAATTCTGCTGAAGAAGGTTGGTAATCCCAATCGGCGGGTTGCCACTCGCGAGCGGTAACTGTCCCGGTGTGATATTTGGTACGCTGGCAGCGGGAGGTCCGCTTGCTGGGCCAGCACCAGCGGGAGGGGCCGCGCCCATGTCGGGTGGCGGTCCTCCTCCCTGTTTCTGCTGCGCTTGGTTGGCAAGCGCGGTCCACCGCTCTTGCGCGGCGGCAATAATCGATGGGTCGATGTCGTCCTGCAACAGCAACTCGCGTTCCAGCACGTCCTGATGAATCGACTCGTTGTCCTGCCAACGAAGCTCAGGAACCGGCGTCTGCATCCGAATCGCGTCAGCCACCCGCTTGGCTCGCGCTTCCTGATCGTCGTCTGGAGACGCAATGTTGGTGGCGACGGCAAACATCTGGCGACGACGGTACTCCTTCATGTCGATCACGCCGGTTTGCAGCCAGTTGTCCAGCATATACAGCCGGAACGCCATCGGCATCGGCATCATCGTCGCAGCTTCGACCTTCACATCGCTCTGCCCGTCAAAATCTGACGACGAGACAGCGCGAGCAAGGTCAGGGCGACCCTTGCCAATCGCGCCAAGCGAGCGCGGCATATCGTAGCCCCACGACATCCCCGCCAGCGTGACCTTGCCCCAGTCCGTGTACGCCATTGCCAGCGCATTGACGCACGGGCTGAACACGCGCTCCAACTGTTCGCGGCTGGCAATGATGGCACGGCCTGATTCGCCGGTCACCTGACCACGGCTGACCGTATTCCAGCCCGAGGCGTTCTCAAACGCGCTCTTCTCCAGCGCCAGCGCCTCTTTGACATCGCCGCCCACGCTAAACCCGTTGACCGGCTGGATGCTGTCGGACATCGGACCAGCGCCACGGATTTCGATCATGGAAGTCACGCCGCCCATGAAGGTTTCCGTGGCAATCGCGTTCGGTCGCGTCAGGAATCGACCACCCGCGTTAACCCGGATGTTCTCGATCCACTTTGACAGGAGTGCATTGACGCGCATCTGGTGGTCTATCCATTGCTCCATGATGGGGCGAGGATAGTAACTGGGGTCGCTGGAACCGTCGCGTATGGGCACCAGTGGAATCACGTTCCACATCAGGGGCGAGGGGCCAAATACGACTTCATCACCAACGACCACCATCTGCAAGCCTTCGGGCAGCACATCGGGGTGCGGCTCCAGATAGACCGTGAACCGCTCGGTCACATCCTCATCGCGGAGACGCTGGCCTTCGCCAATGGTCGTCTGCGACAGCACCCACGCGCCGATCCCTTCCGATCCGCTGTACGTCGGGCCGTTGCCGGTGGACATCATCGTGTCGGCAGCATCCAACCCCGTAATGCCGTACCGATACGCCGCTTCGGAACGCGAGATCACCTCCCGAATAATGACCCAATGCGGTTTCTGTGTGGCCGTGGCGTTAGGCGAGACACGAACCTGCTCGACCCGAAGCGTCTGGCAGCCAATATCCCCCATGGGCTTCTTCTGCCCAGCGATATCCCCCATGCGCTCGTCCCACGGGCCACGATTCGGATTCCAGTATTCGTGCCAGAAGGAAATGCCGTCCGTTTGCGCCCAGAATGACGCCTCACGCGCCATTCGCGGCATCTCCTGCTGCTCATACTGGTACTCCAGCGCCATCTGTTGCGCTTGGGCCTTGCGACGGTCCTCTGGGTCTTGCGTGACCGGCGTGACGGAGAACCCGGGCTTCTGATCCATCATGATTTGCAGCCGCTGATCCAGCGCCTTGTCAATCATGTTGTAGACCACGCGAGCCGCATCACGCGGACGGGCCGGTTCACGCCACGGGCCGAGTCCGCTGGCCGAAATCCACTGCTGACCGGCACGGAACAAGCGATTTCGCTCGACCAAGTGCAAGTGCATCTGCACCGCTTCGCGTCGGCTGTCCCACAAGCCACGACACCACGACGCCCACGCCGACGATTCGATGTTTTCTACGTCGTCAGCGGCAGGGAAGTCGTGACCGTACAGCGCACGACGCAACGAAGCGTCATTTTCTGACGCCGTGCTGGTGTTATTTGACGGAGGGTTCGGAGCAACCTTCTCGTTCGGGCCGAGTGGGTTGTTGGACAGCCCTTCCATCGCACGGAGCATCTCCGTTTCAAGGATCGGGCCTTCAAGGGACGGTACAGTCGCGCTCCCTTCATCAAGCATCCCAAGTGGATCGTCCCCGCCAAAATACACCGGACCCGTCATGCGTCGATTCTCCCTACGTTGAAGGCACTTCGCACCAGATTCCAGTCACGGAGCGCATCGTACTTCTCACGAATCGCCTTCATCATGTCTTCCTGCGCCCACCCGTCCGGGTACTGCATCGCGACGGCGACCAGATCATCTGGCACGACCGCGCTGTACGGGTCTTCCTCTAGTTTCTGCACAATAGGCATTGGCGCGAAGAGCGTCACCGTCTCGCAAATGCGGTGGACGGCGTAGATCGCCGCGACAGGCCAGAGAACGCGCAGGAGTTCGGTCACGATCCGACGAAACGCACCGTTAACACGGGAGACACGCTGGCAAACGTGCTGCATCGCGCACGAATTGCCGTGTACCCGCCAGAGTTAACAGTCCACGCACCAACGGTTGCGACCGCAGACGCAGCCGCTGTCGTGCTGTTGCTCGGCGTACAGTTCAGCGCCACATAGTTCGTGCCATCAACGGTGGCCTCAAACGAGATCGTGGTGCCCGTCACGGTCCCCGTGATCTGAATGCCAACAACGCCAACGCTTGGCAAGCCTGACACCGTAGCTGCGCTATCCGCAGCGGTGACGGTAGTCGTTTGTTTGAGCAAAGTCCCAACAGACATCAGACTCTCCGGCTAAACGTTTTATATCGGGAAGAACACATCAGTGTTTTCATCTTCCACCTTTGCTTCTCCTCCCCAGTACGGCTGACACTCTCCGCAAGCGCAACGACCCTCAAGGTACAATGCAGCAAAGCGAAGAAGTTCTGGGTTATCTCGAAAATGCCCGAGACCCATGTTGCACCTCATGCACAACCCGCCGCGTACGTGTCCAGTGCTGTGGTCATGGTCTACGGCAAACTTTTCATCTTTCGGATCACCGCAAATTACACATTCTGTCAAAGCGCGAGCTTCGTATCCCCGCTTTTTGTCAGAAACGCCTTTTGGCAATACCGTTCCACGTTTGTACTCAGAACGGCATTGACGGCACCATGAATCTAGACCGTTATGCTTTTTGTTGTGCAATGGGAAAAATTCAGCGGTTGCTGGCTTTTCTGTTTTGCATCGCGTGCAGGTCAGCATTCCCATTGACGCCTTGCTTTGTTAAGACGACTGTCTGGGTTTGCTGCGGCCTTTGGCCACATCTTAGCCTGTCCAGCACTGCGCCGACAGAAGGCGATCCGTCGCTTGGCGCTCGTCGGGCTTTTAGCCGCTTCGGCCTTCTTGACCGGCGGTTTGATGTCTTTGCCAGCCGCCCGCAATGACGCACGGCCCTTCGCGTTCAGGCCCCCTTCGGGGTTTTGCCCCTCTTTGCGCTGCCATGCGGGCGAAGCCATGCTACTGCTTGGCCTTCAACTGCTTGTGCTGTTTGATCGCGATAGCCAAGAAGCCCGCAACCAGCGCCTTCACCACTTCGCCATCCCACAGCGCCAGTTCGGTGGGGATGTCCGTGCCGACCAGACTTGCCAGCGCCGTTGCCAGCGAAGCGATGGCGATAGCCATGCCCTGCTTGGCATACGCAGGCAGTCCGTCCACCAACGTGCTGGCGCGCTTAATACCGTCGAGGACAAACGGCGTGACAAAGCCGATCAGGATCGGGGAAACGACCTTCAGCGCGAGCGTCAGCGCAGCGTCACCAAGCATCAGTCTTCCTCCTCGTCGTCCATCTCATCGTCTTCGCCGCCTTCGTACTTCGCCAGCTTCGCTTCCAGCGCATCAATGCGCTCCATCAGCGCGTCGATCTTGGCGTTCATCGACTCAGGTTCCATCTCGTCCATCGGCTCCGACTCGTCGTCACGCTCTTCCATCGGGTAGCCCTTGTCGTCGCGCTTTGCCATCGCGCCGCGACCACCCATTGGCTTGCCCATGCCGATCACGACCGTCATGCCGGATTCCTTCATCGGGCTGCTGTCGGTCAGGCCTTTGCGCTTGAGCATCGGCTTGCGACCGAGCTTCTTGCCCAGCTTCGCCAGCACTGCGTCCATGCCAGTCTTCTCCATGTGCTTACCAGCCCGATCCGGGCAGTTGCGATTGAAAGTCTCCTGACGGCTGAAAAGACCGAGCAGGGCCATTCTCAGGGGAAACATAGGGATCGTCGCTGACCAAGCGCAACCCTACGGGCGCTTCAGGCACCGCCCCCTGCACCCGATCCCAGCCGTACAGGCCCAACGCTACCGCCATTACGCCGTCATCGTGGAATCCGCTGGGCGCTTCGTAGCGTACCCCTGTGGCCGTGTAGGTAAATTCAAACGCCTCCATCTCCGACGTGAGCCATCGGCAGTCTTCTCCGTCTGGCAACGTCAACTCCTTGCCCTGAAACGCCGCCACCAGTCGCTGCATTAGGCGCAGCTTGGAGCTTTGGGTGAAGACATGGGGCGTGACGTTGACCCCCATCGCTTGCAGGTC